ATAAATTGAGCACCTATAGATTCTGCATAAGACATTGCAATCGAATTTAAAATCATATTTCTATAAGGAATATATGTAACTGGTTGAGGGTTACCAATAACATCCTTAATTGTGGGCATATCAATATCGGAACCAGATATATTAGTGGATACACCCCGAGCAATATCACCAAGCATAGTTAAATCTACAACTTTATGCATAGCAATATTCAAATAAGAAGCTGTTTGTGCAGCTCTGTTTAATTCTTCTCTTTGCTTTTGGTTATAATCAAAAGCAATAGTGTATACTTTATTTGCTCCATACTTTTCGCACAGAGCATATGTCAATACGGTACTGTCTAACCCACCAGACAACACACTTAGTACTGGATCATCTGTGGATGGAAACAATTTTGAAATATCGTCGTTCATAATATACCTTATAAAAAATCAAATAAATTAATTTCTTGATATGAATTTAAATTCTTAATTCTTTTAATTCTCTTGCTAGGTAAGAATTTACTGTAACCAGAAATCCATGCATCCATATCCGAGTTATTTTTAACTGTAGATAAACTTAACAACACCTTCAGCATATTACCTATATCGGATTTTCTAGTATCCAATATTTTATAATAGTTATTTGGGTCTTGCATACAGTCCATAATAGCATTCATAAAATTATTTACGCAATGCATACAATAAACAAAATATGTTAACTCAGCAATTGACTCGAAGCTCTGACTACTTCTTAAATTCTTTCCATCTGATATGTTAGTAACAATATGCTTCACATATGTTTCTTTATCTATATCTGTTTTAAAGTATTTTATAATATCGTCGTATATATCACCAAACACTTGCTCGTTCTTAATGGACCACTTCTTACCAATGTCAATTTGCTTATTATTTTTATCTGTGAATGTACCCATCATCATTTTACTACTATGGGACGAGCTATCAAATGATATATTAGTTGTGTCTGGAAAATATCCAGACCTGCATAACTCCATAATAGGAATCATACGTCGAAAAGAACCCATACCCAGAAAGTGAATATTATGTTTTAAGTGTTCTATATCAATTTTCCCAAATGCGGAACACATTTCAACAGATTCGCGTATACCAATACCCAAAGAACTATTTGCTAATGCGAGTCCATGTATAGATGGGCGCAATTCTTCATCAATTTCTTCATATGCAGCATGTACCCAATCTACATAATCCTGTGCACAGTTTCCTTGTACAATAAGCATTGCTTTACAATCTGAGTTTAGTTCTTTATATTTTCTAAGTTGATTATTTACATTCTGCCCAGTTAACTTTGCTTTTGCAATAGCATCATCCGTTACATATACTTTGTTGGTCAACGAAGTTCGGTTCTGTGACTTTTTCCCAGAATCTGAATTCAATATTTTTACTGGGATTTCGTCAAAACACATACCAACAGATCCATGCAATGCTTGGATTGTGTATACAGATTCTTTAATTTCTGGAGTTACTGTTTTTCCTACAGTAACAACTTGCAGCCCACCAGAGTCCACAAATATATTATGAAAAGATTTATTATAATGTGCAGAGAACGTTGGACCCAAAGAAGATTCTGTAAACCCATTAAACAAACAACTTACTAAATAAGGAGCTTGTTTGTTTTGTTGTGTAATATATGCGTTTGCTGCATTAATACACTCAGGAAATGCAGTAAACTGAGATTTTGGAATTCTAGTCATTAACGGCGCAGAAATAACATACTCAAATTTCATAATTATTTTCCAATCAAGTCAAAAAATTCTTTTCTGGTTTCTTTTTCTGTTCTGAACTTCCCAGATAAAAACGAAGTAGATGTGGAACTGTTTTGGTCCTCAACACCTCTAGATTTTACACAGTAATGAATTGCATTAATAACTACAGCAACATCATCTGTATCTAGTATATGTTTTAGTGATTCACCAATTTGTACAGTTAAACGTTCCTGAATCTGCGGTCTGCGAGAATAATATTCTACAATTCTATTTAATTTCGATAATCCAAGTACCTTATCTTTTGGTATGTAAGATACATGTGCAACACCATCTATTGTTTGAAAATGATGTTCGCATTGACTTAATACAGTAATATCCTTACACACCACCATTTCATCGTAATGCATTTTATTTAAAACAGTAGTACATTTTGGAAATTTATTTGGATCCAATCCCCAAAATAATTCCTTCACCCACATTTTAGCAATGCGGCTTGGTGTTTCCATTAAACTGTCGTCGGATAAATCTAAACCAAGTATGTCTAGGCAAGAGCGGATATGTTCTTCGATTTTTTTAATTTTAACAGACTCGTCTAGCTCTACATTATCTGTAGTTGGTGTGTTAACACCTAATTCAATTAACTTTTTATTTAATTGTAGCTTTAGTTCGCTAGTGTCTGTTTTTTCTTTCTGAAACATAAATTAGTTGCCTATATAATTTTAAGTACAAAGTATAATAACAAATCATATTCTATATATCAACTAAAAATAAAGGGGGGCTTTCTTTTAAAGCCCCCCTTTTGCATCATGTTACTTGTTTGCATTAATCATTCGACGATAGCTGCACCGCATTGCCGATACAGATGCTTTATTCAATACACTCAGTCCAGCTTCTACAGATAATTTGTTAACTTCTTCAAACAATGCTGCAATTGGTGCGTCAATGCCAACAGATTCAATTGCAGTGTAGAACACGCGAACTCGCCCATTATGTTTGCGTCCACCCTTTTTAGTTAATGGAATATCGTAGCCTTCGCTGCGGCGTGCAACTAATTTGCTAGGTTGTACTGCCTTTTCTGCTTCTTTACGTGCTAATTCCTGTTCTGCAACTACAGAAGCAAATTCAGCTTTGTAGCGGCGAACAGAACGTTCAGACACACCATATTTTGCAGCTACGTCATCTTTGTTCATTCCGTTTACAATAACTTCGTGTGCAATTGCAATTTTGGTTTCGGTTGCGATGGTTTTCATGATGTAGTTCCTTCAATTGGTTATTTAACTTACACTATTAGTATAATTGATCTATCAAGCAATGCAAGTTCATTTGTGTAAAGTTTTGTTAAGCGATACAATGTATGTTGTGTCTTTGCTTAACTGTTAAACTAAGTATAACGACCAATTTTAGGATAGACAAGTCATATAAAAGAAAAAGTGTGCAGTTGTGCACACTTTTCTATCTTTATTGTCCTGTATACACTGCTTCTGACTTCTCAGTTTCATTCCACCTACATTCTTTTACTGAAATACCGTATGGAGATAATACATAATTTGCTATGTCATACAAATACATAACAATGTTCTCCGAGGTAGGAACAAACGTAACAAAAAAGAACCCCTCAGCAACTTCTAGTTCTGCATCATCTTCAATACTGTCAAGGGTACTCTGTGAAAATTCATATCCAACTACTTGATTACTCATAAACACAGGATTCATTTCTGCAATGCTAAAATTGCGTCCTACAATTCGTTGAAATGCTGGATCATTTATATCTAGTACAAACCGATGATCAAAGTACTTATTAAGAAAGTCCTTCATAAATCCAAGTTCTTTGAAATCACACACCATTCCGTTTTTGTTTAGAGAGTTAGATTCTACTGTTAGTGTAGCTGCGCCGGAATGCCCATGTAAATGTCTACATGCACATTGAGTATCCCCATGTGCACATAGTTCATTATTTAATTTTTGTGTCCATACTCGGTGCCCATAATGTAAATCTTTAAATACTTTAGAAATAACAAAAGACATTTATGTTTCCTCAATTATGTTCCTACTTTATTACCCCATAAGTACACATGAACTCGTGCACTTACATAGAATCCACGTTGTAGCGCTTTATCTGCAATAGCCCCAGCACTTTCTGATTGTGCTTCTAGAGATCCACCTAATGGCATTGCATATACTTTAAACGGAACTTCACCATACATCAATTCTAATGTATCTAATACATAGTCAACATCCTTCCACACAGCATCACTACCATCAACAACAAACTTGAGACATGCACTAGTGCCAAACTGTTTGTACGAATGGATAACAGAAGGTTTAATTGCGATACTAGGATCTTCGCCTGTAACATGCTTTAGTTTAGGGCTAATATTGAAGTGAACTTCTACAATATTGGATTTTAGAAATTTAATAAAATTATCGTTCAACGGAATAGTACCGTTTGTTTCGATTTGTACAGTCTTAAGACCTTTAGAAACTAACTCAGTAATTAGTGCAATAACACTGTTCTGGCGCAACATACACTCGCCACCAGTAATACACAAATGTATATCGTTGCTTCCTTTATTAAATCCAGTGAACGATTTATTAGGCAATAAGTCTACAATTTTATTTGCAACATCCGCAACAGACCCAGTTTTTGCTAAATATCCATATTTTGGATTATGTGAGTATTCGCTATCACAACCCATTGCAAAAATGGGTAGTTCTTCGTATGTCTTTATATTATTTGCAATGGGGTCAAAGTTGCGAAATGTCATATCGTACGTGCTAGAATCGCATGGATTAGATTGCCCAAACCCAGCACAGTGTAAATTACATCCCCAAAAACGTATCCATACGGATGCAGCACCAGTAAATGGCCCTTCACCTTGGCACGAATAAAATAGTTCGGAGTACTTAATTGTCATGTTATAAAGCCTTATATAATGAAAAGCGTAAACTAATATTAAACTAGTTTACGCTTTATATCAACTTATTTTAAATTAATCTATATCATCTGGACCTAATGTAGTATCTGCTGGTTGATAATTTTTATCTTCTGTATCGTTATCTGTAATAGCCAAATACATCATTTCATCTTCCGTTCCATCAATATATACTGGAACTGCATCCAAGTCACCAAGATCAAATACTTCTTCCAAGAATGCCATCATAACATCTGGGTCTGTATACTGCACACAACCCAATTCTTTGTCTTCTGAATCAAATAGACACAATGAATATGTTTTTTTGTCTTCGTTATATGTAACCTCAAAATTCTCAGCAGCGGCTTCTTCTTCTGGACTAAATTCTGTTTCCCAAGATTGCACATGCTGATCTATTTCAATATATTCTTTTAATGTTAAAACTGACACTATCTTATCTCCAAAATTAATGACGAACGCCAATTTTATATTTAGGAACTAAATTCCAATCATCTACTTCATTAAACTTAATTACTTTTACAAGTTTAGGTTCACCCAGGGGAATTAGCTTAGTCGAGTCAAGTACAGTAAGCAGTTTCCAATCTTGTAGCATTTTAGTAATAATGTTTCTGCGTGCAATATCTTCTTCAGATAATGTAGTGTATCTTCCATCTAATGCGTACATTTCTTTAAAATGGCAGATATAGTAATGTCCAGCTTTATGGAGAATATGACATGACTGATATAATGTGTTGTCGCCTTTATGTGCTACACCCATACGAGTAAGGGATTCACGCACCTTTCGGAAAGCACAGGGTTCTACTAGAGCAACTTCAATCATGTCTTCAATGGCATCTTTATTCATTTTTGTTTACCGCCCATTATGTATAGTTTTTTGATATCGTTAATGTCTTCTTTTGATAGCACTAATATATATCCTCTAGCTTTTTCTATACTAATGGAATAGTGTTTAGATATCAATTTCAATGTATCTTCGTCTGTTGTGTCTCCTTTAGCCCACTTTCCACGTCGACTTCCTGCATCTATAGAATAAAAGAAATAGTCATATTGCATCCGTTTGCTAAGTCCGCAGCATTTATTCATATCGTTTGCATATAGTATTGTATCTAAATGCTGGGATAACCCCCGATTAATCATAAACGGATTATACTCTTTCTCTGTACTATCATCGAACATGTAATTCTTTTTTTCCATAATGGATGTCAGGAAATCAAATATAGTAACTTTACCTGATTCTTCGTCCATTATTTAAACTCCACACCAAGCATTAAGTCTACACACAGTGCAGCAACATGCAGTTCCTTAGATGGTACAGTTGCATCCCACCGCTGGTAATCATCCAGCACACGTATTGCAAAACCAATTGTATCTGGGGTAATAGATGGAACTAGCTCATTATATAACTTCTCATACATTGTGCTTAAGTCATTTCCCGAATTATCAGCAGCCCATTGTCGTATTTCTTTGAATTTTCTATTCTTAATGGATACAATTAAATCTTGCAGTTGGATTTCTTTAATTGCCATTAAAATACCTTCATCAATAACGCCGGATTTGGAGTATTGTTGAAGTTCTTGAATAATTTTTCTATTGTCGGGGAAGAACCGTACTATAACATGGTATAATACAGTTTCGTCATATGTAATATGTTCGTTATTTAAAATATCGCATACACGCATAAAGAATTTTGCTTGTAGTTGTTCCAATTCGTCTTCATTAATTTTAAAATCTACATTTGCCAACCTAGAATGCAATGCTGGAATAATCCTACTTGGATAATTTGCAGTCCAAATAAACGAACAATTAGCAGACAACGCTTCGAGGGAGTTACGAAAAGCTGCTTGTGTAGCTGGGAGCAAATGGTCGCAATTATGCGTAACAATGCCATTTCCATTAACAAACGTATGATTTTTATCTACTGTTAAATTTCGTACTCGTCCAATACCTAATTTTTTTATAGATTTAACATTTTGTAACTCATTGCAGTAGCATACAATTGTATCTCCAATGGATAGCCCACTGTCTATTGATTTTTCTTGGATATGACCATTATTATTAACAATGAATGGATGTTTTGAATTTAAAACAATTGTTCTTCCATCCTCTAATTCTACTTCGTATAGTGTATCTTCTTTGTCAGAAATTAATTTACCTGTATCGTTTTCGAATTTAGATGTATCCATATTGAACGACACTATTGGGTATTCAACTCCAAATTCTAAGTTCTTTAACTGAGTAGCGACATAATTATCTGTACTTCCAACTAATACATATTCGTCTTCAGATAAACATTCATCTAACACAATGCACTTTCCGTTCCCGCTTAGAGATACTGTGGATGCAAAATCTGTTACCTTTGTACGTAACATGTCCAAACCACGTTCGTCAGATGCATTAATAATAATGTAGTCTACACCTAGTTCTTCGCACAATGCTCTTGCGACAGTAGTTTTTCCAGTTCCTTGCGAACCATGAAACAGCATGTTAGGAATATAGCCGTCTTTTATAATTTCTAGGAATATTTTTTTCATGTGTGCCGGAAGGATGCAATCTTCAATCGTCAATGGACGATACTTCTCAACCCAAGCTTTTTCTTTTTCTTTACACAGCATAGAATATATCCTCAATTTGAGCAGAGGAATTAATTCCTCTGCTCTTTATAACTATTCACCGTCGTATGATGATGCAACATCAAGTACAAGGAAGTACGTTGTGTCTTTTGACACAACTTTAGACAGCCGTTTCTTAGAAATTACAAATTCGCAATCTCCTTCCAAAGATGCCCAGCTCTTTGTTTTATAGAATAGTTTAAATTCTACTGCTTCTGGATTTGGGCCCAAGTTAATAGAGAATGCATTAGTTTCTCCATTATCTCCATTATTAGTATTAAATGCTTTCAGGAAAATATCAACCCCGTCAGAAGTAAAACCAACATAATCCAAACTCAGATTGTTTGCTGCACTAATTGCAGCTCGCAAGTTTTCTTCGCTAACTGCTAATTTAAGGTCTTCCGATGGAATAGTTGGTAGCTTTTTCATATAAGAGGAGTTTACAATATTCTCACCAGAATCCAAATAACGGATAACCTGTTTACCATCTTTGGATTTAATTAATGCAAACCGTGAGTCTGTCAAATCTACAACCGGATCTTTAATAATATTAAGCATGTTCAAAAATTCACGAATATCGTAAATACAGAGCATACGAGGTAGTTCAATATCAAATGTGGTTTCAACAGCAATAGTTTTACATTCACTAACTGAACGTAAAATCTTTTCTCCTGGCATAATTTTAATGCTTTGGTTAGTCATGAAAATCTTTTTTAGTTTATTAATGCTATCTGCACTAAATACCACAACATTCGCATTACTCATTCAATTTTCCTCAGTTTATAAAATAATTACTTCACACATGCATTCTTAAGACAGCTATAGTAAACAATACTAGACTAACTATCAACGGTTTAAATATAGTTAATTTCAATCCAAAAATGCGCAGAACAATGGAGATGCCAACCCAACAGATTGACATCCACAGTAAGATACAAGTCAACACAAAAAACATAATCATGATATAAAATCCTCAATACACACTAATACGGTAAGCATAGCATGTATTAAAGAACAAATCAAGCAAACACAGTAAAATCTTCTTGCAGTTTAAACAGGATATCAGATTGAAATGAATCTCTGAACTCATCAAATCTCTGTGTAATAACAAACACATTTTTATCTTTTAGTTTAGATGTAATAAGTTTCATAACAGACTGAACACCAACAGAATCAATATTCTCTAGAATTTCGTCCAAGAATAAGAGATTACAAGAAATAGAATTTTTAAGAGATGCTACCTCCAGCAATGCCAACCAAATTGCTAAGTTAACACGGCACTTTTGCCCAGTACTTAGATTATCGTATGTAAAACCTTCGTACTGTGAACTATGTATAGTATCGTTGAAATTATTATCAAAAGTAATATTTAGATAAAAATCCATTTGATACAAATATTCATTAATCTTTTCATTAATAAAATCAATATACTCAGAAATTAAATGAGCTTTAATTCCATCGTCCTTTAGCATATCTAACATTTCTTTAAGTGTAGATTCTTCTTCTAATAAAGCACTTAATTTATCTTTAGATGCTGCAAGTTCGCTAGTTAATGTGTTAAGCTCAACAATATACCCATCCGCAGTTGGTTTAGATTTTAACTTATCTATTGATTTTGCTGCACTATCAGCCTTACTCATTTCTAAATTAATTTTAGATTTAATGTTACGTAACTGATCGTTAAGTGTTCTTTGTTCCAGCTGAATATTTCTTAGTTTTGCACTCTGTTGTTCTAAGTCTGCTAAACTAGCATCACATTCAATCTTTGCAGCATTGTATTCATCTATAGCTTCGCAGTATTCTGCATTCTTAACATCTTTTAGCTCTGTGGATATATCCTGGTGACACGTTGGGCATACATCGTTAGTCTCAAAGAATTTCAATTTACTATTCAGATCAGAAATCTTAGTCTTAAACTGCATAGAGAACATATTAAATTCATTTGTTTTTTTGGATAACTCTTTCATAGCTGCATCTGTATCTACATAGTTTGCATCTATAGTTGATTGTAATTCTGCAGACTCTGTTTCTAATAAAGCAATGGAATCTAATGCATTAGATATAATTAGTTGCTGATCATTAATGAGCTCGTCTTGATTGGATTTAGTATTATCAATAAGACGTTGTAAGTTTACAATCTTGTCTTCGTCAGATGTTACTTTGAATTTTAAGTTGTTGAGTTCGGTAGTATTAGTTTTTATTTCTTCTTTCAATAATATACTTGCATAGGAAAATACATTGATGTCTAATATATCTTCCACAATTTTACGGCGTGCAGCTGCATCCGAATCCATAAACGGAACATAACGTTCTTTGTTCAATACAAGAACTTGAGTAAAGAGCTTATAGTCAAAACCTAATATATATTCCAGTTGCTCTTGGGTTGAACGAGTAGATGCAGCTTGATTGAATAACTCCCCATCTTCGTACAGCTCAAACACTTTAGGTTTTTCTCCACGAACAATTTTATACAATCTTCCGTTATTAGTAAATTCTAATGTAACTAGTAACTTCTTTTTATTAATTGAGTTAATCAAGCCTTGCAGTTTTACTTTCTTTAAACTCTTGCCAAACATGCAATATGTCAGGGCTTCTATCGTGGTAGACTTTCCAGCACCGTTTAAACCGCCTACAAGAGTGGTAGCGCATTTATCAAGCTGAATAGCAATAGGTGTATTACCAACAGACTGAAAGTTCTTGTAGGTAAGCGTATGCAGTATAATCATAGTATATTACTCTCCAGCAGCCATTTTATCTTCTGCTCGTTTAAACAAGTCAGTCAATCGGTTAATTAAAGTATCTGACTTACCCAGACCTTTGGCAATTCGAACTACGGAATCAATAGTAGTAATGCATTGTGTATTATCTCGCATATCATCATCAACTACAGTTTCATCTTTCTTTGTTATAATTGTCTTATCTATTACTTGCAATGCAATTGGACGTTGTTTCTGTATTAGATTCTGTATTTCTAATAGTTGAACCTTGTTATACTCTGTATCAACAATCATGCGCACAAATCTGTTTGCATATACATTGCTAGTATTAATATCTGCTTTTATGCTATCGTAATTGTACGTTACTTGATGAAATAAAGAATACACGTTAGGTATAAATGTAAGTTCTTTGTTATTTGTATCGAATACATGATATCCACGAGGTTGGTTATAGTCTTGCCAGTTAAGCTCAAACAACCCACCCAAATAATTAATATTGCAATATGCAGACTTCTGATGGAAGTGCCCAGACCATACAGACTGAAATTTATCAAACAAAGTTGCATCTAATCCGTGATCGCATATAGACCCTGGATACATAACAGCACCAGTAACTTCAAAGTGACCAACTACGATTGTATTTGATTTGTCTTTGTATGCATTAATTGATTCTATTGTCTCGTCAACATTAGAATTAGTAATCCAAGGAACCATTAAGAATTTTTGATTGTCTATTACTAATTCTGTAATTTGTTTATCGTATACGTGTACATGTTTCTTATCTAATAGTACAAGTGCATTAATATCGTTTGTATTTTTATAGCACACGTCATGATTACCTGCAACAATGTGCATAGTAATATTATTTTCGCGTAGTAAATCATTAAACTCGTTAATAACATAGTTCAAGTCTTCTACGTGTATATTAGTTCTATTGTCAAAGAAATCTCCACCATGAATAATAGTAGTAATGCCTAACTCATTTAATGCAGGAAAAAATACATCTCTCCAATACATTTTAAAATATTCACGAAATACAGAAGACCCACGAGCGCCTAAATGGGTATCTGTAATAACTGCAATTTTATTCTTCAATGTCTTCTTCCTCGTCATCATATTCAGTATAGTCAAATAGTGTAATAGGGGATTTATGTTTTTTCTTTTCTCGATTTTCTTTCTTATTTAAATTATTTGCATTTTCAAATATAGAAATCTTTTCTAATCTGCTGTTGTACATTTCATCACATTCACTAATTGCTGCTAAATCATCTTCCGAAATATTATCGTCGCAGTCACCCATAAACCCTCTTGCATTATCATACGATTTTAATTTAATATAATTTTCTTTATGTTCTATTTTAATACGTTGAATAATTGCATTGGTAATAATTTGGGTTAGATATGCAAATGGGTTATTGCTTTTCTCTGGATTAAATCCATGGCAGTTTGCAACAGCAGTTACTATTGCATCTTCTACCATCTCTTCTTTCCAATCTGGTGTATAAGAAATAAAGTATCTAGAATAACAACGTCTTTTTGCAATTTGCAAAATTGCTTCGCCAATTATATTTGTTAACGGTGGATGACCAGGTTTACCTTCTTTAATCCATTCTTGTTTTTTCTTATTATATTCTATAAATTCTGCATATAATTTTTTATTATTAACATAATTAGATTTAGACTTAGATGTTTTAATATTAGTAAATTCTATATCGCTAATATCTTCATCTGTAATATGTTCAACATTTAAGATAGGCATATTAATACATTTCCAGTTCTTATAAGATAATTTATTATAATAAACAAAAAAACTTCTATCAAGTATATTTTATTATAAATTTTTATTATATAAAACAATAAGTTATATATTTATATAAAAATTTAATAATTTTACTTGATAGAAGTATATTTTTATGTTAATTTATAATTATAAATGTTTATTATAATAAATTATCTATTAATATAATTATATTTTATTATATAAAACAATAACTTATATGTAATATATCTATTAATATAAATTAAATATCTATTATATTAAAACTAACACTATGTTCTTCTGTTATATAAATAGAGCTTCTTTCTTTACCATGTTTATAAAAGTAATTTTCTTTTCCTTTATAACATAAATCATCTACTATATCAAATATTTTTGATACTAATTTGGTTTTATGTTTTCTCATTAATCGACCAATTGTCTGAAGAAATCTAATTTTTGATTTTCCACCACCAGTACAAATTAAATTATGTAATTTCTTAATAGAAATACCTGTACTCATAGTTCCATAGGACGCATATACAATTGCATCATCATACGTTTCTAATATATTTCTTATTTGTTCTCTTATTTTAGTATCTACTTCACCAACAATTAAAAATGTATTTTTATGCTTTGCTTTCATTTCTTCATATAATTTAATACCATAATCTTCTACTCGATCAAATAATACTAAACTATTACCTTTCATACAAGAAACTAATAATTGTATGTTATCTGTTCTTTCTTTAGATGTATATAAGTATTGTAATTCCTGCTCATATCTTTTATTAGGTGCTGTATTTTTTTGTAATAAAGAAAATTGTTTTTTAATACTATCCTTATAATTAAAAATAAGCATCTGTATATCTAATTTAGTTGCATCACCTTCATCAATTAATTGTTTTGCAGTAACAATGCGTTTAATTGGACCCATTAAACCTGTAGTTATTAACTCGTTATATTCTACATCATCTAATGTTCCAGTTAATCCATGTCTAATAGCAACATTAGTAGAAGCAACCATTAAATCAGTTAGACATGTTCCGCGTACTCCATGCACTTCGTCTACAAATATAACATCTGCATCATTCATGAGGCATTTTGGCATTTTGTTTAATGATTGCCACGTAGTAATAATAATTTGGTTTGCAAATGCCTTAGTATATTTTCCAGATATTTTTTGACAATGATGCATAACATTCCATGTACTTCCCTCAAACGTAGAATATTCATTGAAGTCTGCATACATCTGTTCTACTAAGTTTGCAGATGGAACTATAATAAAAATCTTTTTCTGTGTAGTTAGTTGATATATTCTAGCAGATAGGTATATAATTAAACTCTTGCCTGCCGATGTAGCAGCTAATGATGTGGTTCTGCCTAGTGTTAGTTGATATTTTAGTGCATCGTATTGATACCAATGAGGCTTAATTGGTTTTTTATCTATATGTGGATCGATTGTTTCTATAAGCGCATTCAAATCGTCGTCCGACATTTCATTGATATTAATTGGTTGTTCTCCAACCACACTATAGGATAATTTTTTAGAATCAAGAAATGAAAGTAGTTCATAATATAGACCCAAATACATTAAATGTGTTTTACGATTGTATAAACGTATTTTTCCGTCCCAATAACCTTTTTTTACACGGACATCATATTGAGCTCCAATTTTTTCATAACAAAATTTCTCGGATATATCATATTCCATCCAAGGTTCTTCGGCGGTTACTTTTATATAAGTTTCATCCATTTTTGTTATTGTTATATTAGACATGTTAAATAACCAATAGTAAATAGTTTATATACACATATTTAGGATGCTTAAAATGTCGCATGATAAAAGCCCATCTTCTTCTCAAAGGTTTAAATTTCAAATAGTTGGTAATGATTTAAAAAATATTAATTTAGCTGTGCAGAGTGTACCTGTTGCTGGAGTTAGTCTTAACAACTTGGATGTATTTGTGAAGGGGCGCAATATGCCAATTCCAGATAATAATACCAACTACGAACCTCTTGTTGTTAACTTTGTTGTGTCTGAAGATTTTGCTGAATGGGTTGATATGTACAGATGGTTAGTAAACTCGTCCAATAACCCAGAGTCTTATTACGATATATCATACAATGCAGTACTAACAGTGCTTGATGGACAGAACCAACCTGTGTTAACATTTACTTATTATGCATGTGTTATAACACAATTAGATGGCATTGAAATGAGTTATATTGATAATGCACATGTATTAACATCCAGTGCAACATTAGTATTCTCCACTGCTAAAGTTAATGTGCTAACAACTGGCGAATCTATAGAGGATCTATAATACAATGGCAACAGAAGCTATGATTAAACGTATGGCGCAATTAGAAGAGATTCGTGACGAAGCCATAGTTGAATTTGAATTGTCTAAAGAGCAGATCAAAGATATAGAAATAAGTGAAATTGATTTAGATGGAGAATCTTTACGAACTCCAATTTTATATAATAAGTATCTAGTAAAATATTCTTCGCTACTGGAAAAACTGGATCGGTTTAATAATGTAAAAAATAAACTATATTTAGAACGTTGGAAGTATTATCAAGGTAAACAGAAGAATAGTTATTATGCCGAATATGGTGTATTAAATGAAGTTATTTTGAAATCCGATGTAGAGGTATATTTGAGAGCAGATGAATTACTGTGCTCTGTAAACGATACTTATAATATCATAAAACAGCATATTGGATATATAGAAAAAATTATGAAGGAAATATCCAATAGAGGCTTCCATATTAAAACAGCAGTTGAATGGCGAAAGTTTCAAATGGGTGGTAATTAAATGGCAAAGTATGTACTGCATCCTGGATGGATATTTAAGAACACACAGAGAGCTGTGTGGGTTTCTTTTAACAAGTTAATTGAATTGTATGGCTTAGATAGAGAAGACTGTACAGAGGCATCTGCAAAGGATTGCTTCCATACAGGAACGGATGGAGATGGAATGATACACTTGTTTCCAAACGAAAATGGAATTTATAAAATTTAGATAAAAGAAAAGGACCCGAAGGTCCTTTTTTAATACTTATTATATTATGCAACGTGCAGTGAACCAACGCGCATTTTACGGAAGAACATGTTTTCTGCTTGACCCAAACCAAGACCAGCGCGTGGAGTAATAACGCCAGAGTTCAGGTAGTTAGCACAGAATGGGTTAGCTACAATTGCATAGCGTGAAGACAAACCAATTACTGGATTGAAAGTTACTGGATCTTTTGCTTCGTAACCTTGTACTGGCAGATACTCACCCATAAAGATACCAGCATCTAGTGGACTAGAACCTTTGTAACCAACAGTTACATAGTCAACAGCAGCATATGGATCAACAAACACTTGGTATTTGCCCATTAGCACACCAGCGTATGTAGCAGAAGCTGGGTCAACGTTCAGTGATGCAGCAAGGTCAGGAGTATATTGCAGGATACCAGCCATGTTCAGAGCAGATGCAACATTAGAAGAACAAATGATGCGGTTTGCTTTGCCCATACGAGTTTCAATTGCAACTTGGTTTGCTTCTACTTCGATTTGGAACAACAGACCTTTGAAACGTTCTACCATCCAACGTCCATCAGCATCGTTAACTAAATCAAACAGACCAGCTTTAGTTGCGCCAGTAGCACCAACTTTTGCAGCGATGTTCATAGTACGCAGACATTCACGATCACGTTCTGCACGAACTTCGTTAGATAGAATGTTGGTAATTTCTGCCATACCATCCAAGCTGTGAACGTTTTGCAAATCGTACAACATTTCGTTTGACAAAGTTGCTTTCAATTTACGAGTTTTAGCAGTTGCACTAATGGATTCGATTGTGAAACCCATTTCTGGCCATGCAGTTAATGCTTCACCTGTTGCAAGTGCCATACCAGTACCAGTCGTAGTAGAGGCAGCAGGAACACCAGTACCAAACGCATCAACAGGGAAACCAGAAGTGTCACCAGCTTGTGAACCAGCACCAGAGAATGCAGAGTTAGCTTCGTTGTACAGAGCTTCGTCACCAGTCTGTGAATTGTAACGTGAACGAAGTGCGAAAATTGGCTGAGTTGGTGCAGTCATAACCTGAACACCAAACAAATCAAATGCCATTGACTGTGGAACTGCACGACGCAACATTTTGATCAACACAGGAGACCAGTTAGCAATACCAGTTGTAGTATTGGTTGGTGCACCTTCGTTCATCTGAGTACCCTTCATGAACTTCAATGTATTTTCCAACACGGCTTCGGTTACTTGGCGGCGATAATCATTTTTGATTTCTGGAACCGCTTTGTCTTCCATTG